TGTCGTATTGCGGTTCTACAAAGTTCAGATCCAGACTGGCATCCTGATAACTGCCCAGTGAACTGGCTTGCCCAGTAATGAAATCGAGTACCAGACTCGGATCCAATGCAAACAACGCACTGCCCGGATCACCTCCACCGAGGCCGGCTGTCGCACTGCGCGGCAATCTCAGATTGATGCCGATCTGCATGTCAGATCAGCCCGACGATGTTGGTGGCCGTTGTGCCAGTCGCCCACACGCGCTTTGCCATCACCGGCAGGATCGTCCCTGCTACTGCGCCAACGAACGTCACCGCTCCACCACCAGAGTCACTGATCCGCAGATTGCCTGACCCACCAATGTAGAGCGCACGAACAGGCTGCACCAGATCGGAGTCAGCAGGAGTGATTGCAATGCAGTTGACAGCGCAACTGTCAGGTGTAGTAGAAAAAGGAGCAGCCATGATTTAACTCCAAACTTTGATTGCTAACTGAGATTTTGCCACAAATTTGAACCAGATGGTTGCTCTGTCCATGTGTTTACGCTTGAAGCGTTGTCAGTCCAAGCAATTGAGCCATTGACTTGATTTGTCCAAATGTTACCGCTTGGCATTTCATCTGTCCAAACATTAAATTCAGAACTATCAATCGACCAAACACCAAGCACAGACACCACACCAATACTACCGACAAGACCGAAACCAGTTACATCAAGATAGTTGTTGCTCTCAAGCGTTACAGTACCAAGAGCAGTGGTTCCTTGAACACCAGTAACAGGAACAACAACAAGGACAGTGACTGTGCCGGTTTGACATGTCGCAAAAACACCTGTCAGACTTACGTTAGCATCACCAGAGACAACTACAAAACCAGTTTGCCCTGTAGCAAAAACACCAGTAGAAATTACAACAATCGCATCAACCGGTACGGTAACATTACCAACCTGACCAGATGAAGAAACTCCGGTAATCAATACATTTGCTTCACCAACAACAGTAACAGAACCAGTAGACGCTGTTGCTGATACACCAGAAACCTGAACGCGAGTTGCATCATCCAGAATCCCTGAAAACGGAACTTCAGATAATGCGTAAAAACCAAACATTAAACGCCCTGCGGTTTACTTAATAGCGCAATCAAAACCTCTTTCTGCTCGATTGTCAGATTACCGAGCAGGTCTTCAGGCTCAGACGCAATAGGCTCAGGTGCTGGCTCAAGCGTCCATACTTGCCGCCAAACTCCATGCTCATCCTGCTGCGGATCTTGTTCAACAGCAATCATGCCAGATGACCTGGGCATCTCTGTTGGTATCACCAACGGGATACCAGCATCTTCCAGAGCGGCAAGATTGACGTTTTGCGGGATCGACCCATCAGGGTTTAACAAGAATTGTTTTCGCATGACAACTTTTAGAAGAACGTGATAACGATGACATACCCATTAGCGCCATTGCCACCAGCACCGCTGTTGGTGCTACTACCACCAGCACCGCCGCCGCCGCCACCACCACCTGGGAATCCTCCAGCACCACCAGCACCAGCAGCACCAACAGAATTCGATGATCCTCCACCACCACCGGAACCACCAAAAAAATATGTCGTTGTCGCGCCACCAGCACCACCAGCACCGCCAGCAGATCCGGCAGTCCCGCCACCACCAGTCGTCGCTGTTGAACTAGAATTGATTGAACCACCTAAACCGCCAGCACTACCAGAGTTTTGGTTCGTATTTCCAGCACCATTTCCAGCACCGCCACCGCCGCCACCTGCTCCGTATGCGACTCTGCTGCCAGCAACTCCACTTGTTGTGTTTCCATTACCACCAGTATTCCCGTAAGCAGTGGTTCCAGTCGCATACACATTCAAGTTGCCGCCACCAGCGCCACCAGTACCTGCCGATGTTGACCCACCACTACCACCATCACCATTTCTGGCTACAACCCAACTACCAAAACTTGAGTTATTCCCAGGACTTCCTGATTGACCACTTGTGTCGTCAGTGGTTCTGGCTGCGCCGCCTGTCCCGCCTCCACCAACCGTCACAGTCTCTGTTGATCCAAGCAGTGATGCAGCAATGAACAGATCAGTTCGACCACCTGGGCCACCACCGCTACCACTAGCGCAATTAGCAGAAGCTACGTTCGCAGTGCCTCGCCTCCTACCAGAACCACCACCACCACCACCACCAAACACAACCACATAGACCATTTTGGCCCCGGCTGGCTTAGTCCAGTTTGATGTGCCAACGCTAGTGAAGTCTTGAATGTTTGCACTGGAGACGCCGGTAGCCCATGACGTATTCGTCCCATCGGTAGTTAGAAATTTCCCGCTGTTGCTAGTCTGGTTTGGTAGTAGTGCATTGATGGCAGCGTTAGCAGTAGACTGTCCAGTGCCTCCGTTTGCAATCGCAAGCGTTGCAGATGTTGCTGGCACAACACTAGACCCATCTACACAAACAGATCGCTCTGCCGGATAGGTGACAAAAACATCTTTGCTACCCGATCCCCAATTGACAGCAGATCCAGCGTTGCTGGACTCAAGGATCGTATCTCGGCTAAGAGTCGTGCCAGACGCTGTGTATGTCCCGATACCAACTTCCCAGTCAGTTCCATTAGTGACCGTGTAATAGGTCGTGTTGCCATCACCAACAACGGAAAACGATTGATAGCCAGTAACAGCACCTGCCAGCGTGTAAGTACCAGTGCTGGTGGTGGTCGTGGTTTCTTTTACACGATCTTTGAGGACAAGCGGCATAACTTACCCTCAAGCAATCCTGATGATTGCATTAGACGCATCAGCAACCGGGAACTGCACAACAAAGTTGCCATTCGTGCTGGTCTTGTCGGAACCAAAGTCCAACACCGCAATCGCTCGATTGCTCTTGCTGCTGTTGTAAATCAACGCACCTCTAGCAGTGAACGATGCAGTAGACCAAGTGCTGTCAGCAAAATCAACGATTGCTGTCGTCCCGCTAGTGCTGATTACAGCACCTGTGAGCGTGTTCCCGCCAGTGGTGTACCCATTACCATTGGCAACCTCATTTGTGGAGCTATAAACCGTTGTAGCGGCATCCAGAGACGCTGAAGAGGTGTACAGCGCGATCTTGATCGTATCAGTGTCGAGATCGTGCGTACCACCAAGGATCTCACCCTTGAAACTGGTGCAAAGTGCTTGCGTAATAGCCATGTTTACCTCTTCTGAACCGTCATCACCATCGGATTGCCGCTGTACTCTGCTTGCTCATCCGACACAGTAAGATCCTGCATCGACCGTTGGAACATTGCCGCCCAGGTCTGCAATCGAGCATCATTCATCAGATATGGCTCTGCTTCTGTCAGCGCACCATAAAGCAGAAGATCGGGACAAACACTCGTAAATGTGTTCGTGCTTGTGCTGTCACTCAAAAACGTCGGCGCAGCGTAATACAACATCCAAAGCGTGTAATTGCTGTCAGCTACAGGAGCAAACTGCATCTCCTCTGACAGGATGGTGTAGGCAACAGGCTTACCACTCTCAGTCACCCGCGCATTCCTGGTGAACGAAGCAGGAGACAGGTATCCGATGGGGATCTCTGGATTGCCATCCAGATACAAATTACGCATCTGGAGGAAGTCGCTTGGCAGACCGACAGTGCTATCACCACCAGTCATCGTCGTGCTAGACAGCTTCAGCATCTCTCGGATACGAAGCTGCCTCCGCAGACGGATCTCAGCCAGCCGGATGAAGTCAGGGATCTGGCTACTTAGATCGCTTCTTGCGAGATAGTTTGCGACTGCTGTTTTCAGGTCGCTGTAGGTTGCTAGGGCCATGTTTTACGTCATCCCATCCAAAGGTCTTGACGCCAATGTGTCCGATGTGCATTGACAGTTCATGGTCAACAAACACCGGAATGTCATTCTCCATGCACCGGACGCAGAATGTCACATCCTCACCGATGACATTGCCGTGATCAGTCCAGATGACATCAAACCACGGTCTAGGGATCTTCTCAAACACTTCCCTGTTGACAAGTGTAACCGCAAAACCCACTGCGGTCACCTGTTCAACACCCTTCTTACCCCTGCTTTCAACCTTGTGCCAGACCTGTTTCGGCTCTCCTGGCTTGCCGTTGAGCATCTCCCGCTCAATCTTAAGGTTCAACGCAGTCGGCAGAATCGGCTCTCTGCGAGTCGTAGCATTCACTCCACAGATCGGCACATTCCTGGCCTGTAGCACTTCCAAAGTGTTAGCCGGAAACCGTTGATCAGAGTCAATCCACAACAGTTGATCGGCTCCCCATTCCAGAGCTTCCTGTGCCAGTTTCTCTCGCTGAGTGAAGATCAGCGTTCCTGGCATCTGCAACAGTTGTATTTCGTTCTGACCCCGTTTTGCCTCGTATCCGACCAACCTTGCTAGGTCAAAACAGAATCCGCTCATCACCTCGTCCCTGCATGGGACACAGATTGCAACCTTCATGCTCCTCCTTAAACGCTTCCTGGGTAAGTCCTCCAGACTCGGTTATCAGGGTCATTCAACCAAGCCTTAAATCGTTTTTCGTCTGTCACCATGAATCCACGCATGATGCCCATCTTGTTGAGGACATCAATCACCGTGTTTGGAATCCTGGCAACATGGGTCATAACACTGTCAACCTTCTTGGTTGCAGCGTTGACCTGTTGTTTGTTTGCTTCCACGATCTCAGACACATCCTGCTTAGTGGTCAGGATGACTTGATCGTCTTGCAACGTCGCTACCGTGTAGCGAGTCTCACTGATACTGAATAAGTCTTTCATGCAAAAAGAGGGAGCAGGTTTCCCCACTCCCTCCCATCAGTCATTACTGATTACAGCGCGGGGTTCAAATCGGCTGCGATGCCATGAGCTGCCTCGTTCCGCATCTCCAGCGTGAACTCAGCGAGAAGCTGGGTCTTCTCAGCATCGCCGGTCTTCGCCAGATCATTCGTCGCAAACGGACGCAGATACGCAATCGCAGCATACTCAGGATCGAGCAGCAGTGCATCCCTGGTACGCATGAAGCGATCCGGGGTGACCGACAGTGTACCGAAATCGCTCATGTAAACATCCGCAGCCCCGATGATGGTCGTCGGCTGGTCACCAGGAGCCATATAACGCTGTGCTGCGATACCAGCGAAACTCGACACCTTCTGCTTCAGACCGCTGTTGACCACCAGCAATTTCGGATTGCCACCCGAAACAAACACCTCGGCCACAACATCCTTCAGAATCGTCTCGGTGAAGGTACGGGTAGCACCATCCGAGCGAGTCGAAACACCAATCGTCGTCGGATCAGTGCCAGACGTACCAGCGGAAGTGTTGGTCTTCAGCCAGGACAGAATCGCACCGAGTTTCCGAGCGGTGGTGGACGAACCAGCAGTCTGCCCTTGGTTGGCAGTGATGATGGTTTCCATGTCGCGCTTCAGTTCCGACGCAGCCTTAGAAAGCTGATATGCCTTCTCCGACTTCCGGCCAGCCTTGTTAACGGCTTCCAGCGTGTTGGAGATGCTGATCGTCTTTTGAACGATCTGCGTATAGTTTCCAAGACGAACAGTCGGGCTGATCGTAGTAGCAACAGCATCAGCGCCCTCAACCGCAGCGTTTGCAGTCGTAGCAGCAGCCAGCGAATCGCTTTGCCATTCGTGATAAACAGCAGTCGCTTTGGTGCGAGCCAAGGTGGACAAAATCGGGGTTTCGGTCGGACTGATGTCGTAGATAACATCAATCAAATCTTCGCGCATACCGATTGCGCTGTGTGCGGTAAAAGTGCTCATTTCAAAATCCTTACAGGAATCGTTCAAAAATGGCAGCAGCGTCTCGCGCTTTGCCGGTCTTTTTCAGGACTTTGCGCTGATCCCTGATTGCCATCTCCTCTGTGTTCACCGGCCTACTGGTTCCCGGTTTCAACACTTTCGGAGCTTCCGCAACCTTCTTCTGGACACCCGGCTTCTGAGACAGAAGTTTGTCGTATTGAGCCGCCTTCCAGAGAGTCAATACAGCGCGTGAATCGTAGACCTGGGCAAGTTCCTGATCCGTGAAACCGAGTTGTTTGGCGTAAGCCCTGATCTCGCCTCTAACCGTTTCACCCTTCTGTGGATCTGCAAACTCAGGGATCGCTTGAGCCAGCTTCTGCTGTTCCTCGGCAACGATGCTTGCAAGTCTCTGCTGATGCTCCGATTGTTGCTGGTAGGCAATTCGTTGCTGTTCAGCTTGGACTGCTGCTAGTTGCTCTCGGCGCTGCTGTAACTCTGCGACCTTGACCGCATATCCGATTGGATCAGATTCTTTCAATGCCTCAAGGTTCTCGCCCTTCGACTGTTCTGCCAGCACCTGCTGAATAGCTTGCAGACGCTCTGCATACTGGTCTCGGAGAGCTTTCGCTTGCTCGACAGCCTGTCTCTCTGCTTCCAGAGCCTTCCGCTGTTCCGCTAGCGATTGGGTTTTCTGAGTGTAATCCGTGCCAAGCTGGTAAGACTTGATCAGTTCATCCAGAGTAACCTCGCGTTCCTCACCGGCTGCTTTCACCCGGTAGCGCGGAGTTTCCTCAACCTGCTCAGTCTGTTCCTGCTCCTGCTCTACAACCTCTTCCTGCGGTTCCTGCTGGTCGGCTTGTGGAGCCTCAGCATCGCCCATCAATCCAAGAATTGCGGCAGCGCCACTGTTTACATCAAGCTGTCCACTTCCTTGCGGAGTAGTGTCCATTCAAACCCTCACAAAATTTTCCATCGTTTAGACCTGATCTCAGTCGTATCGGCAATCGCTTGGAAATGACTTTTGATCAAATCTATTGCGCGAATCATTCTATAGGAATTTTCTCTAGCGTCAACCTCGTGATCACTAGAGTTAACAATCCTGTCAACAAACCCTTGTTTCAGGCTTTCCAGTTCCCTGACAAACTCATCATCCCGGAGCAGATTAGCTGCGCGATCTGGACTCATCCTGGGATTTCCACGTTCGCACTAATACCCGCGCCGATCTTGGCAGCTTTCAACTGTGCCTCTGCCTCAAACTCTTGTTGCTTCAACTGGAGTTCAGCAGCAGCCTTTTCCCTGGCAAGCTGAATATCGGCTTGAGCCTTCATCCGTTGAGTCTCGATTGCTGCCATCGCTTTCTGCTGCTCGATCTGGATCTGCGCTTGCGCTTGAGCAATCATGGCATCGGTAGCAGGATTGGGTTGCGGTTGCTGAGGAGGAGGATTGGACAGTTGCTGATCCTGTTCTGGAGTGATGTCCCGGAAGAACTCAGTTGAGTCCTTGAATCCAGCAGCCTCAACAAACCTGCCAAGAGTCGCCCGATACTGCCCGAGACTGACCAACGGGTTAGCCGGCCCTGCCAACTGTAGGATCTGCTCCTGTTTGGCCAAAACCATCTGGAGCATTGCCATCTGTTCTTGCTTCGTACCAGTCCCAAGACCAACCCGAATGCTGACATCGTACTGATTCGACCACTCTCGAGGATCCATCGGCACAAACTTGCCGCGCATACGAAGCAGAACCTGCTTGTCCTGATACTTGCAGAGCAGGTGCAAAATGCCCTTGAACAGCGACTTAACCCCCGTCTCAGCAAAGATCCTAGCGATCAGTTCGATCTTGCCTTGAGCAGCGTTGGTAACCGCAGCCACAGCAGCAGCAGTGACGTTTTGCAGGATGTTTGGATCGAGTCCCTGTTGAGCATCTGATACACCAGTCCGTTTCTGCTGAACCTGATCGAAATAGCCCATCATCGGGAAGATTTGATCACCGATGGATGGAACCGTGATCGGAGTCATCGCACCAGGACTTTTCATCCTGACGACACCACCCGGAGTCACATTGAGCAAGTCATCGATGTTGACCTGACCCTCGACCACACCCATCCGAGCATTGTTCGACAGATACAGGTTATCCAGCGACTGACGCACCAGGGTGGACTTGATCAGTTGCAGATCAATCGTCCTGTCTGCCAGCGACTGACCAAAGAACTTGTGCGGGATCGGGATCGGGCAAATAACATGGAACGGAACATAGTCCGTCTTCTCGTTGCTCAGAATCTCGTTGTTGCTGTAGAAGATCTTCCGCAACTCAGCAAGACCGTCCCCGTCATAATCAACATAAATGTAGCACTCGAAAACCTCGACCTCCTGCATCGACTCATCCAGCGAAGTGACCTCGAAAGGCTCCTCTCCCGGCGTGTATCGAGCAAGACGCTCCTCGGTGAAGTCTAGGCTGTTGAATGCTGGCAGACCGTCAACGATCTCCTTATCGAACCCCATCTGGATCAGGATCGACCTTGGAACCAGAGTACGGTGAGCTAGGAATGGAGCATCCTGAACGGTTCTAGCCTTCTTGGAGACGATCAACTCTTCCGGAGGGACGTTCTCAACGACAACTCGACCGATCTTGTTGCGCTTCTGGACAACAACACTGCGAGTCTGCGTGACCTGACCGTCAACCTCTACTTCCTCGATCTGCTCTGCAACAACCTGTCGGGTTCCGTCTGCCAGCAATAGTGCAAGCTCGATCTCTGAGAGGTTCTTGTAAACCTCCTCGATCACATCCAGCTTCTCATCCCAATACGCTTTGACCGTCCCGGTCTTCTGGAGCAGTGCATCCTTGAACCAGTGATGCAGGATGGTAAAACCTGGGTTTTGCTTGTAGAAAACCCAGTTTGCGTAATCCGTTGCTTGCTTCGCACCTTCCTCATCACCTGGGCCAACAGGCTCATACTGGATGATGTCGTCTGCGCGAGTGAACACCCGGATCAGATCTGGCAAAGCACCGTCTACAGCCTCAGCAACCTCTGCGGTGATGATCTGTGAGCGACCTTCTACCTCGTTGCCATACGGCTTACGAAGGTAGTAATCCATTGCTTTAGCGCGTTCAGCAGTGGTCTCTGTGTCCAGATAGCCAATAGCGTCATCAATCTCAGACGACAGAATGCCTTTCAGCCGACCCTCATCCATTTTGCACCTCTGCCCTGCGAGTGTATTGACGCTTCGGAGGTGGCTCAGACTGTTTCAGCGCAGCAATCTCCTGCTCTAGCTGGCGAATACGCTCACGAAGCTCATAGACAACTTGGTCGAAATCTCGACGCAAGACGATATTTCCCTGCGGGACTAGCATCAGACCACCCACTTGGTATTTGTTGCAATCGGTTTGCCCCAATCGTCATTGGACATCATTTCCAGTGACTCTGCAAGATAACGCCACGCATCAGCAGCGTGAGAATGCTCATCGTGCAATGGTGCGCCAGCCTCTTGCGTCACCTGATTGATAGCCCTGCGATACCGTTTTAGATGGTTGACTAGCTCCATCGTTTTGTCAGTATCGAAATAAGCCCTTGGAAAGACCATCCTAGCGATTCTGATGCCTTCCTCTGGACTACCCCTTGGAAGCACTGTTACGCGCCTCCCAAGCGTTTCTAATAGGTTCTGTGTGGATCTACCGGTCTGGAAGTTTTTATGCGCTCCATCGTGCGGAATGAAATCTGTACCCCATCGCCATTTTCTTGATTCGATCTCCATGACATAACTGTCAATCGTTCTGTGACTGTCCTCGATAAAGTCAATGATCCTAACTTCTGACGCAACCTTCTGGACAAAGATGATCGACATGGAGTCATTCCATCCCAAATCCCAGACAGTGTGGACTTTCAGTGTTGGATCGTATGGCACAGACCTGATCCGGCCTTCTCGCTGTAGAGCTTCAATCTCATTTGCGTAGATCGCACCGTCTACAGCAGGTCTGCATCGACCCTCCCAGACTGTCAGATACCCAGTCGGATCTCTGTCTAGCCAGTCTCTGCGCTCTTTGTCTAGCTCTTCCGGGAACCACGGGTTGTCTGACCAGTTGACCTGACAGACCCAGCTTTCAGCAGGTGGATGCGTCACAAACCTTGTAAACGTCTCATCGGTATCCAGTTCTGGGTTGAAACTGACCCATATCTCTGACCCTGGCTTGCGAATGGTCGGAATCAGGATGTCCCAGGATCGTTTACTGACAACCTGAGCCTCTTCCACCCAGCAGACATCTGTACCTTCGTACGATTTAAGATTTGCAACACCCTGCTGACGGATACCTGCGAATGTGAACTCTGTCCCATTCTTGCCGATGATCTTTGTCTCTTGGACCTCGTAGAACTCAGCGAGGTTCAGCAGATCAATCTGATCCTTCAGCAGCCTGTGGACAGACTCCTGGATGCTCTTCTGCGTCTCTCGAGCACACAGCACCCTGATAGGCTTTGTGGCTCCTAACGCTACAAGTGCTCTGGCAATCGACCAGGACTTACCAGATCCTCGTCCACCATGAAGGATCTTGTATCGCTTTGGCTGAAAGAGCGGTAAGAGCTTATTCGGAATCTCGACCTTCTGCCTCAACTCCGACCACCTCTAGGATTGCTGCTGTTTTGATTGGCTCACCATCGATACCAGAATGCTCGACAACCTGTTTCTCTTTCCATCCGGCTCGAGTCTTGAGCCAGAAGATCATAGCGGTAGTGTTTCCTGCTTTGGCCTGCTGGAACAGTGTTTGAGCGACCGCGGCATTCGCCTCCATTCGACCTTCAGTCAGTTCCTTCTTGTAGTGCTTGGTGAGTGTGTCGTGGTCAATCTCTAGCTTGTCGGCAATGTCAACATAACGCACCCCGACAGCGGATAGCGTCTTGACTAGCCGACGATCCTCGTCCGTTGGTTTATGCCGTTTGCCTTGCATTTTTTATATCCGAAAGTGTATTAAAAGTGTCACCCGTTGACTCTAGCGTAGCTTGTTTGCCGGTGAAGTCTTGCCAGCGTTTGACTATTAAATCTGTGTAGAAAGGACTCAGCTCAGTCCCGCAAGCTGCTCTGCCATTCTTTTCTGCTGCGATGAGCGTTGATCCGCTTCCCATAAATGGGTCAAACACAACATCACCTTTATCTGTATAAGCTTTGATAAAGAATTCTGCTAATCCTACTGGGTAAGCCGCTGGATGACCTAATGCCTCTGAATGAAATGTTGGGAGTCTGTTCCCAGGATAAGCCATTCCCTCACTAATTTGGTTTCCTTCAACAGCCGAAACATGACCTTGACGTTTGGCCGCACTCGTATTACCGGCCCCTTTGCCTTTAGCCTTTGGAACGGCTTTCGACTTGTGTCTTACCTCATCCGGCCTAAACTTCCAATCGCCTTTAGTAAAGTGATAGATTGGCTCAAATTGATTTTTGAACCTTCTTGATACTTGTTGCGGAATTCCAGTCCTCTCCCAACAGAATTCATCTGCAAAGTTCCATCCCCAATCTCTTACATGAGACAGAACCAAGTCAAAGACATATAACTCTCTTTTTATACCTTCGGCATTTGGTTTAATGTTGCAGAAATAAGACCCATCATCGGCAAGATTAGCCATGATGTTTGATGCCACATCCCGATACCAATTAACATACTCATCTGGATGAATAGGTTTGAATTTGGATGAGGTGTCGTATTCTCTTTGCGCCGCATATGGCGGAGATGTGACAACCAAATTGATCTTTCGCCCATTTACAACCTTATCCACATCTGTAAAAGACTTGCAATCTCCGCACATCACCCTATGCTTACCAAGCAGCCACACATCCCCTAGCTTGGTTACCGGCTCGTCTGGAACCTCTGGAACCTCATCCTCATCTGTCAGCCCTTCCGTAACCTCTACCGGCATCAACGCAGCAATCTCGTCTGCTGAGAACCCAGTCAGGTCTGTGTCGAACCCTAAATCTTTCAGGTCTGCAAGCTCAATCGACAAAAGGTTGTCATCCCAACCAGCATTCAGCGCGAGCTTATTATCAGCCAGGATGTAAGCCTTCCGCTGAGTCTCTGACAGATGACTCAACCTGATACAAGGCACTTCTGACAGGTTTAGCTTTCGAGCAGCCATCACCCTGCCGTGACCGGCAATGATGCTGTTGTCGTCTGCTATCAAGACAGGGTTGTTGAACCCAAACTCTCGGATGCTGGCAGCAATCTGGGCAACTTGCTCGTCCGAGTGTGTACGCGCATTCCTGGCGTATGGAATCAGCTTGTCGATTCCAATCTTCTCTATCATTCCGACTCCTAACGGGTCATCGGTTTCACTCGATCCTTAATCAGCCTTTCGATCTCTGGATCACCCATCTGCTCCGGTGTTGGTGCAAACAATGCTCTCTTACGATTGTCTGTGGTTGTTGCCGGTTCAGACAAATAGTATACAGCGATTGAGTTTCTGGTTACATCAGCAGGACATTTGATTGGATCAGGCAGTCCATGCCATGAGCCTCTGGTGTCGAAGATCACTGCCCTGTTGAACTTCGGCTCAATGACCTTTGCAAGAGTTCTGCTGTCCTTGTACAGACCCAACCCACCACCCCAGGACGATTCCCATGTAGCAGACAGGTAAACAATAAGGTTAAGCCTACGTTGTAGGTGTAGCTTTGGATGGATGTTGTAATCCAGGTGAACATTTAGCTTCCCTCCTCTGCTGTGCTGATGCCAGCCACCACCGTGCAATCCTTGGTCAGCGAACAGATCCTCGTCAACCATCGCCTCGAGGTTAGCTGTGAACCTGTCGCTGGTTAGCCAAGCAAAGGTCTTGTATGTCTCTGGCGGGAACCTGTGCCAGTCGTTGCAGGTACGCTTGACCTCTAACGGATTGTCATACCGAAACCAGCATGGATCGTCTGGCTGCGGGAACTCTTCTGCTAGCTGATCTGGGTTGGTGAAGAAGTCATCTATCACACAATGCCAATATGGATCGTGGTTTACGATCACTTTTTATTGCGTTCGCTGATAGCCTTAGCTTTAGCCTTGGCATCAGCCTTGGATGACGCACCCCATGCTTTCAGTGACAGCAGCAGACGGGTTGGTTTTCCGTCCTTGAACTCTGGCCCAGGCATACCACCCATCCTAGCCAGGAATGATGCCCTGCGCGGATTGTCACCAGCCTTAACAGGAGCCTTCAGGTCTGATCCTGGATTAGCTCTTTCGTAAGACTTCCGCCCAGCCTCGTTCAGTCCACCAGACGGGCTTTTACCGGCCTTGCGAGTCCATGCTGGCGACTTCATTTCTTCTTTGCTGCTCTAAGGTTGTCAACCAAATTGGGATAAGGTCTTCCAGCAGCAGCCGCCATTGCCTTAGCAGACTTCTTCTGCTTCTTCGACAGCGGATCAGGCTTGCCAGCAGACTTAGGCCGAGGTTTGTCCCAGACTGGTTTCATTCGTCTTCCATCATCTTTGCCATTTTCAGCATGATCTTGTGCTTCTCAGTCATGCCCTTGACAGGCCCACCAGACAGCCAACGGTCACACACATAATCCTCTGAACACCGAAAGTCCCATCGAGCGCAATAGCCGATGTCGTCCTCGTCAACGATCTCCTGCATTTCCTCTGGCAGACCAGCAACCATGCACTCGATCATCTCCGGGGTTTGCAGGAACCGCGCACAGTTCCCACAACTCATCTCATCGTCTTCGGTTTCGGTATAACCGGCCTTTGACTCAGCCTCAGCCTTGTTCCGATCATTGACCTTCTGGTCATGCGTTGAGACTGGACAACCGTTCATTTCGCCCTCTTTGGCATCTTTTTGTAGGCTTTGGCGGGAGTTGCCTCAATCATCTCCTTGGCAACCTTTTGAGGAACACCTGTCTCTTTCGCAACCTTCTTGCTACCGGCTGCTGCGTACATGAGACGCTGCTGCTGCTTGCTGGTGATCGGCATTTCAGTCCTCGACGATGTGTTCTAAGTGCCCAATACGGCCAATAACTCCCATGGTATCAACTTCTTGGATGCTTGTCTCCGGCAGGAATTTGAACAATCCATGCTCAATGTCAAAGACTTTTTTATCCTTCCACTGACTCCAATGGAATGCCAGTGAGCGTTTCAGCGCCAGTTCCAATGTCGGAATCTGTGTGCTTGGAATGCCATAGCACCGGGTCATATACATATGTGATGTTCCACATTCCTCCAGGCTGAATCCTGTCGGAATCCTGCGCTTGAACACCAGTTTTTCTGGATCGTGCGACCCTGGATTGAAGTCATCCGTCAACTGATAGCGACCACTTACTTTGTAGTTGTTAGCCTCGGTTAGCCAATCCAGTGACCGGATCATCACCTGCATCTCAATTGAGTTCTGGATGAACCCTCTTGGCAATCCACTGTCATGCGCCTCATGGATAAAATCGCAATCCCAGAACGGAACCAGATGCACCCTGCGCGGGATAGCCTCTAGGAAGGCTTTATCGGGCCTATAGCGCGATGATTCTGTCAGGACGATGGAGGACAGCGGGAATCGCTTCCAGATGCTCTCAAGCGTTCCTAGTAGCTCATAACAGCGTCTTTCGTCGTTGTTGATCGCTGATGTGACCAAAAATCTCATTTCCAGCCACCTCTTGTGCTTTTCCATTCCTGCGTTGCAAATACCTGTCCTTTGCCCTTGTAGCTGGAGCCAGCAAAGTGTTCAGGCAGGAAATAGTGGCTCGGATAAACAGTGAGATCGCTGAACTCATGCTCGTGCATTGTCTGAGTGATTCGTGCTGGCCCTGAGAACTCCCAAGCCATCCTATCGCCTGGAGTGTCGTTTTCCAGGTCTTTGATGATCTGACCGATGAACGGATGGCGCGGGACTGATCCGACCACACCGTTTGCGATCAGTCCTGGACGCTTTGTCTCTGACTCCCAGGATGCAAAGACATCCGGCTCCAGCAGCCAGTCCTCTAGTGGTCTGACGCACAGACTATCAGCATCCAGTGCGATCCCACCGTGGTTGTAGAGGATCTCCCACCTCATGCAGTCGGCAACACCGCATAGCTCTCGCTGACTGAAGTGCCGCATATGCTTGGCAAGGAGCCAGCCTTCTTTCAGGTCGCTGTTGCCCCATACCTTAACCTTGTAGGTTGGATTCTTGTCAATCCAAGACTGGATCTCTGCGTCTGGACGTTTGGACTCATCGCCCACCCAGACAAAATGCAATCGTTTTGGTATCAAAAAAAGTGCCTCCACGCAGGAGGCACAATCGGGGAGACACCCAAGGAAGGAGCGCCCCAATTGTGCCAGATTTATCTTGCAGACGGAAACAGCAGTTCTGGTTGCTTTTGTGCGCCTTTCACCAGCAACTCTTGCGCTGTCATCTCGACCATGTGTTGCCGACCATAACCCGGTGAGACAAACTTTCCAGGCTTCATCCAATGCGGAACCCAGGTGATGCCGCGAAGCACATAGCAGTCGGTTTGCAGTCTCATACAATTGTCTCCTTGATGAATACGCCGTTTGGCATGAGAGTGCCTTTCCGGTCTTTGATCTCGTTGTAAGCACCTTCCAAGCAATCAACCATATCCAGCCCTGCAAGCTCACAGAAGTTGATCATGCAGACCAGAACATCACCAACAGCATCAGCCGTGAGAGCAACGTCTTTTTTTGCAATACCGTCTGCAAGCTCACCCATCTCGCTGACCATTTTCAGGAACTGAGCGTTAGCGGTTGAGTTTGGGATGATCTGTCTGGCCCTAGACCAGCCTACAACTCGGACATACAGATCATCGAAAGACATTGTTGGCATGATCAGACTCCTTCTGGATTTTGAGGAACTGAGACATAAGTCTGGCTTGTGTTGCCATTTCCACCAACAAATTTTGAGCTTCGTTGTAGTTTTTGCTCAAAAGTTGGATCCACAGATTTCCAGTCATCTGATTCAGGGTCAGCCAATGGCTTGACCAATCCACCGGATTGTTGAGCATCCCAGAGTCGTTTATTGAACCGGAATGCTCGTCTGTCTTCTGATGTGAATGATCCAATCTTTTTCTCCGTATCATTGTCCATTGCTTTGAGCAATGCTTTGCGGAAGTAACTCACCTCGATGTCCAGGTAGTGCAGATAACTCTCTAGCGCATCTGTCCAAAGAAAATCGTGAGCGGTTAAACAGTCGAATGTCAGTTTGAAGTGTTTTTCTCCGAATGGTTTGAATGGCTTGATGCAAGCGTCTCGCATTGCAGTGACAACAACTGCTGCGACCAATCGCTGTTCTGGGATGCCTTTGTAGGTCTGTTCAATTTCTGCTTCCATGAAACAACTCCTTCTTAATTTGTTCTGGGATCTTTGGCAGCGGGAACCAACCGACAAACCATTGGTCTGTCCCGTTCCACCAGTCGATTGTTGATATGCCAGCCCGATTCAGCAACTGCACTTTTTTGTTGATCGGACACGTGTCCATTGTTCTGAAGAACAGTGTGGAATCAGTTTCTGGATTGTCCTGTTGCATCAGTCCCTCAACAGTGCGCCAATAGATGTGTTTTCTTCCGAGTAATCCCGGATGCTTTTGTCCTCTGTGCAGTTCACTGGGATGCACAACGGATGCTCCCATCCTTTAGCGTCAGCACCTGGACGAATCTCCACCGCAATGTCCTCGTGCTCTGAGATTTTGAGAGCTTCGTCGCTGTTAGCAAAAGCAGCAGCCCTTGCTTGTTTCTCATCGTCTGCCACCACCACAAACTCAAACGACATCTTGACTGTAAAGAGTTTCATCTTCGCTCCAGTTTTCCATCGGGGTTTGCCGTTTCTGCTGTCAGTGACTGCGCTGGAACCTCGTATGTGGCCCAAACCGTACCGCAGTCCTGACATTTCTTCCTTCTCCAGATCCACCAGTATCGAGTGTCTTTTCTTGTTTCCAGTGTCTTGGATGACCAAGAACCACACTCAACGCAGGTACTCATCCTCGACCTCTACCTGCAAAGACTCCAGAACCACCTTGATGTTGATTTTGGCATCCAGGGTTGCCAAAAACGACAGAGTGTCTGGCCGATCCTTGGTCATCTGGTTGTTTGCCCACTCGATTGCTTCCAGAGCTTTGGCGAGGGTTGATGCTTTGATCTTCATGTCTGCTCCTTGGTTGGGGCCGAAGCCCCGATCTATTTACTTGCCAGCCCACTTTTTAATGAAGCGTTTAATCTTGTTGATGTCTGCGCGTGATGGCATATCGTCATCGCGCTCACCCTCGTCTATCAGATCAATCTCGTGTCGCGCTCGGTACACCATGTGACTGATGTCTTCTGGCATATCCAGAGGATCAATCCGCACTTCTGGAAGGTTGCAGTATTCAGCGTAGGCTTTGTCGTACAAGTTGCTCATGTTTGCTGCTCCTGTTGTGTGTGTCGATGGAGTGACTTTACATGAACCTTGCAGTCCTGTGTGAACTTTCTGCAAAATATTTTTTAATCGACAGCGACAGGTCTATAGATTTCCTTTATAGCCAGCAGTTGACCTCTAGCCTCCGGAGTGCAGTCCTGTCCATCCGTAGAGATATGGTGATCCCAGATGTCTCTGAGCCTAGTGTCGTCCTTGACACCTCTACGCAGGAGCCAGATCGCCTGTGCTGACTTTGGATGCTTCGCCCAATGCAGAGGATCGTAGGATGGTGTCCTGATCTGTGCTACAGCAGACTGGATGAGCTTCTGACCTTCCGGAGTGATCTCCTTGGACGGTGGTGGCAACGCGGTCTTATGCTCTGGTCTGTTGTGTTCCTTGCAGAGCTTGATCCATTGCGCGAGTGACGGAGGCCAATCCGGAGGATCTGTCCTGAGATGCTCCAGGACTCGTTTGATGACCTCTGGTGGCGTTGATCGAAGCTGATCCTCCCATGCTTCTTTAGCAGCAGCAATCTCGCCTGGAGTCGATCCAAACTGCGCTAAGACCTTCTGCTTTCCCCAGAGCAGACCAAACCGCTCGATTAACCGTTCGCTATAGCTTTGCATCGCACATCCTCCAGGTCGATGACATTGCGCCCTGTTAGCTGATCCCAGAGGTCTTGCTTCTTCCTCTCAACCCAATCAGCCTTAAAGCCTCTCCAGCCCATCAGCACCATGTGATCCAGTGCTTGCTCTAGCGTCCATCCTGCTTGGTGAGCTTCTGCCCTGATCATGTTGATCACTCTGGGAGTGACGATTGCTTTCTTGACCTTCCTGTGTTGTAGGAAGTAATCCCAACACTCTTGTGATACGTCTTCTGGTTTCATGATTGCTCCTTGGAATGCGTAGCATAGATCGTTCACTGCTAGAGGAGTGATGATATTTTTCTATTGATCTGTGCTTGTCTATAGCTCTATATCTGTTTAGACATAGTTCCCCCAGGGTGGAGCAACACATTCTTTGCTCTACCTCTCCCATTCTCAGCATCTAGTGCTAGAACCAGAGTACCCGGAGGCTGCTATTGTTTCGATGCCTGGGTGGTCTACCACCGCTGTCCCAAGCGTCTACACCAGTCCCTAGCAGACAGGCTGGTCGGCTCGCAATCAGGGTGAGGATTGGCCGGTGTTTTCTTCCGCGCAGCCCATGCAGGCTCTTGCTATCGTGCGGAGTACGCCCAGCAGTTGCTGGGATCGAACAGTCCTTACTTCATTGACTCATCAACAGGCTTGCCACGCTCAATGCCAACACGATGCTTGATCTCAATGGCATAGTAGGTAAAGTCAAAATGACCGTGACTGATTGCATTGGATGCGTATTCCCTGCATCTCTCGATGGCCGTTTCTAAGCTGTCATGCAGGAATTTGAACTTTGCTGATTGACCAGACTCAGATCGCATAAAGACTGCAAACTTAGGGTCAATCGCACTGTGCAATTGCTGCACAGTCTTTTTGTTTGTACTAGGCTCGCCTTCCATGACCTTACCTCGTGCGGTTGACTTGGAGTGGCGCGGAACAAACAAAAAAGTCCTTAGGGCTAACCCCCGGTCGAAACCCAATCTGTGGGACTGGGCGGGAGATAGCTCTAAGGACTCTCTGTCGGTTTCGACGCCAACAGATCAATCTTACAACATTGGACGACACATTGCAAAAAACGGGTCGTAGACGCTCCTGGCCTTCTGCTTCTCCCTCCACCGACGCTTGACCAGTATGTTTGGCTCCCTGGGTGGCCTGGGCAAGTCTCTGCCCTGTCCAAACCGGTACATCGGCAGCTTTATCCTGCCGTTTAGGACAACTTCCCAATCAGCGATGTAGAGCATCTTTCTCTGGTGCATACGCCTGAGAATCGACCGACAGAACTCAACAGACAGACCTGTCTGCCTTGCAAGCTCCTTGGCTGTCATAGGCTCCCTCTGCACCAACACAATCAGGTCAAGCAATGAGTCCGGCAGACTCACTTTGTGCCTACCAAGTTTTGCTCGAACAACACCAGTATCGTTTTTCTCCATGCTGCTTCCCATAGCTCCTTCCTTTCCCCGTAGTCCAGTTTTGATCCCTGATCAATGTTGTGGTGACACGACACACACAGAGCAGCGACATAGCAGTCATGCGCTTTCATTGCCATGCCTTTGCCGTACTCGCCCCAATTCGCATGAGCAGCTTGAGTCTCGTTCTCCTTGCCGCACAACTGACAAGGCAGACTGGCGACTGCTCTCAACAACGGTTTACTTCTGTACACGATGCCACCTCATGATTTCAGCTTGCAACGCTTCTCGACCACCCATTCCGCGAGCCTTCTCCACTAGCTCCAGGTAGGCTCTCCTGCGCTCTTTTTTCATCCGCAACACAAACTGAGCCTCGCAAAACAACACATATGCTCTGGAGTGCAGACCGACTACGCTTCCGTCTGGTAGATGCTTGGCAGTTGCATGATCGTGTCTCTCTCCACACGCATCGCAGACAAGGATTCCGTCCAGGTCAAGCCTCGTTCCGTTGCCCATGCAATCACCTGCTCGACATACTCTGAGAATGCCGCGGTCGTCATCCCTGTTGTTGTCGGCTCCAGTTCGACCATCTGCCCACCTGGAAGCTCTTTCATCCGTCCAGGCAGGAACAGAGTCTTAAAGTAGGTGTGCCATGTATCAGGATGATAAGTTTGACCACCCGGCATGACCTGCTCACTGATCGCTTGCAAGACTGCCCAATAGAGCGAGTTCTGAGCGGTTGAACGGTTGGGTTTAGAGATCGACACCACCCAACCCGGTTTCGCGGCTTGTACGGCCTCCAAAGCCCTCCTACGGGCATCCTCGTTTGTTAGTGGGATCAGCATGACCATTGCCTCGCCATAGCGTTAGCGATTCCTGTGTAAGTCTCTGAACGTTTTTTCCATCGATCAGGACCAGGTGCCATCTTGTGAACGCGAGCCTCTCTGCCTGAAACGATGTTTGTTGGAACTAAACAAGGAAGGTTTTTCAGCCAGAAACAGGTTGCCTTTGTTTCGCCATGTCCAAACATCCACGGCTGGATGATCTGGTCTGGTTTACGAATCTTGCTGCTGATGACGCTAATCGGGTTCTCAATAGCAATCTTGTTGATTGGCGCATTCATCAACAGACGCACAAAGTTCAATGCTTCTGCTTGCTCCTGTTGTTTGTCCTTGAACCATCTTGAACCGCTGACAGCCAAGTGAGTACAAGGAGGGTGAGCAACCATCAGATCCCATCCGTCATTGACGACATCGCGCACATCACCTTGATAGTGCGGCCCAGGTGCATCAGTTGGCAGCAAATCGCACGACATCGCATCATGACCAAGTGCTCGAAAAGCATCCCTCACCTTACCGCTGTACTCACACGCAATAAGAACTTTCATAACTCCTCCACCTTGCATTGCCAGCGATTGCCTTCTTTGTGCCAGCCATGAATCTGGACTCTCCACCCTGCGCGAACCATCTCAGGATATGCATCAGAGTCCTGGATCTTGTGTCTGCGGCTGCTCATGTTGGACTTGCTTGTCGTTTGCACTGCCAGCGTCTCACCGTTGCCGATGGCCAGGATGTCTATGCAGCCAAACAGGTCATGCTTGCGCTTCGTGAAAGCGTTGTAATGCTCGACGATGGCAACACGGTAGCCATCACCCTCAAGCTGCCACTTGCTTCGTGCTGTCAGTGTTGTCATTGAAAAACCCCGGAACAAGCCACTCTTTGCGAACCCTGCCACCTGTCAACTCCTCGATCTGGAGCGCCCTAGGTAGCGGGACTTTGCCAGCCTTCCTCCAGCTATAGAGGTTCTGTCTGTGTAGCTTGAGAGCAAGACAGAGCTTGCCCTTGCCGCCAAGGATGGCAGCAGCGTAGTCAAGAGCGTTAGAGACGTTCATTGTGTTACCTCCTGACCACATTACAACACATTGCCAATCGCTTGACAAGCACAACAGACTGCCTTACACTGGCTTCACCTTAACAGGAGTACAACATGGAAAACGATCAAGACCGTTGGGAGTACGAGGTTCAGCGCCACCAGGAGTCGGAAGAACTCAAGAGCAAGGTGATCGATGCTCTGCTGTGGGCTATCTCGTTCTCGCTGCTGATGCTGTTGTTCTGGCTGGCACTGGCAGCATGATCAACGATCCCAACTTCGTCTGGAGAAGTAGCGCCGCCACAGACGTAACCATTACATGGCGCAAGTTTGGTTGGACACCCATCTCAGAAAGGACAGACAATGAAGCAGATCGCATCCGCGCTCGTCAAAGCACAGCGCGAGTTTGGGCCAGCATTGAAGACCAGTCGCAACCCTCACTTCAAGAGCAAGTACGCTGACCTCTCAGCAGTCGTAGAGGCTGTCATTGACGGTCTAAACAACAACGGGATCGCTCTGATCCAGCAGACGCATGAGTGCGAGTCTGGTGTCATCGTCGAGACTCTGCTGATCCATGAGTCCGGTGAGCAGATCAGCGGAGGTCGGCTCCACGTTCCTGCAAGCAAACAGGATGCTCAAGGCTACGGATCGGCTTTGACCTATGCCCGTCGCTACAGTTTGATGGCTACCACCGGCATTGCTCCAGAGGATGACGATGGCAACGCTGCCAGCAAACGTGAGACGCTGAATCCTGATGTGATCGCACAGATCATCCTCAACACTCAGACGATGGATGACCTCAAGTCTTGTTATGCAAAAGCCTTCAAGCAGTTCCAGGGTGATCAGGCTGCTCTGGCAGTGATTGAGGACGCAAAGAACAAGCGTAAGACTGAACTGATGGAGATCAAGTGATGAACTTACATATCCACAAAGTGATTTCTGTTGAGATTGATGCGATTGACACGCAAACAATTCCATCAGGGCAATACTCGACACGCAAGATCATCGTCAAAACAACAAATGGACTTGAATTTGAACTAGTGCTTTTTGCAGAACTTCCGCAACACTTGGACGTAACGTCAGTCGAGCCTTACGATGAAGAACAGTCGCTCGACTACTTCAATCGCTATATGGCCGGAGATCGATGATGAACCCAAGGAAAGCGTTTTTCGACCGGTCAATCGCTGTTTTGGATTCGCTTGGATGCAAGTACAAAATCCAATCTGAATGGGGGGAATTTGGCACTCTTGAACTTGCAGCACCAAAAAAGACTCGCAACCAGTATCGTCCTAGAGGCTATCTAGACAGCATTTTTAGTCCAATGTTCGATGGCATGAATGTCGGAGATGTTGTGATTGTCAGATACGAACCGCTTAAAAAACTCAACGTATTCCAGTCGATTCAAGAAGCCGGAAAAACACTGCATAAATGGTTCTGTCGGCAGTATGGCACTGGGTCTGTCACATATCACACCAACAAAAAAGATCAGTCAATTGAAGTCATGAGGTTGAAATGATGGAACAGCGCAGCCCAGAATGGTTCGCTGCGCGTCTCGGGTCAGTCACTGCATCCAGGGTATCGGATGCTCTGGCTGGCCCAGACACCGCAGCCCGTAGGAACTACCTCGTACAACTAGTAACAGAGCGTCTGACAGGCCAGCAACAGGAGTCATTCACCAACGCAGCAATGCAATGGGGGACAGACACAGAACCTCTTGCGCGTGTTGTGTATCAAGCCACGCTGAAAGGAGATGCGTTTGTATCGGATGCTCCGTTTGTCAAGCATCCAACAATTGAATGGTTTGGCGCATCACCAGACGGGTATGTCGAGGACGGACTGGTTGAGATCAAGTGTCCTAACAGCACGACACACATCGACTACCTGATGGCTGGCAAAGTTCCAACCAAGTACCAGAAGCAGATGCTGGCTCAGTTAGCTTGCACAGGCAGGGAATGGGTGGACTTTGTGAGCTTCGATCCTAGAGTCCCGGAGCATCTGCAACTGTTTGTCGTGCGATTCAAACCCAAGAAAGAGGAGATCCAGAAACTGGAAGAAGGAGTGCAGAAGTTCTTGGATGAAGTCAACAAAGCAATGGAGGCTCTCAATGCCCGTCAAGTTTGATGTTGTAGCAGCGACTGGAACCTACACCGCTAAGGATGGTTCCGAGAAGAAGTCTTGGATGAAGATCGGATCAGTCATCCAGACACAGAAAGGTCTGAGCTTGAAGCTCAACGCTGTCCCGGTAGGTTGGGATGGTTGGGCAATGCTGGCTGAACCGAAAGAAGCACCGAAACCAAAGGCAGACTACGATGACGATCCACCTTTTTGAGCCAGACTGCCAGACAGAAAAGCAAGCCCTAGAGCTTGCTTTGGTGTTGGATCAGGCTGAAATCTATCTGTGCAACAAATGCAACTGCTATCACATCCGAGCAATCACGGATGCAGCATCAGCAACGCTTGCCGACGAACATCAGTGACACGGCGCTCCCAACCTCGACCGAATGTGTCCCAGGTTGGGAGTTCCTGCAAGAACTTTAACCTAGCAGCACAGTAAGCATCGATGACCTGACGCGCATCAGCATCGTTTATAGCCTTCATTGTGACCGGCCCGATAGCTCCGTCAGCCGTAACACCAATCGCCTCCTGTAGGAACTTTGCAGCCCTCCCAGGCCCACTGTTGATCGCAGTATCAAACACGCAGTAGTCGATCCCGGTTGGCAGATCGTCACCCTTCACCGCATCCCAATATTTCTGTCGGTAGAGCGGCATGACATCAGCAGGTGACAGGTTTCTCATGTCCTCTGCGCTGACAGGATGACCACACCACTTCTCCCATGTTGCCTTTGTGCATCCAAGGTTAGTGATCCCACCAGGATCTTTCGGGTGGTCAACGTATCCACCCTCGTGATGCAGCACAAAATCCAGACACTGCGGAAAGTTTCCCTTCACTTCTTAGCCCTCATGTCAATGATTTTTTCCAGAGTCCTGCCGCCGAAATAAAAACTCATGATCAGCATGCCCCACTGACCAAGAAGCTCGACATAGTTCTGATTGGTGTCCTTGCCAAACGCAGACATCATGGCAAAGGTGAAATATCCAGCAAGGATGAAGATCAGCGTCATCGGTCGGATATTCTTGGACAGCCATGAGTCGCTGCCCATATCGGCCTTTAGCCGTTCTGTCAGATTATTCTGCTCTGCCTTAAACAACTCGGTTTCGTTAGCCATCTTTGCTAACTCACCGTTCTGCTGCATCAGCGCAAGCTCTGCTTGAGCCTTGGCTTTAGCCTCTGGATCGGGGATCACCTTATCAAGGATCTTCCCTGCAAACGGCAGCAAGGCACTAATCGCTGGCAGCATTGCGCTTCTCCAGTGCTGATGACAAAGATTTCCGGCCTACAACACCACCAATCGCGCCGATACACAACAACATAATATCTTTCAGGATAGCGAGGAATGCTTCATCAATTGGACTGATGCGCTCCATGTCATGCTCGACAAACAGCACACCACCAAGGATCGTCAGCACAGAAACAACAAGGATGCCGGTCAGTGACAGCGTGATTGCTGCCCAAACTCTGACCTCGATTTCTTCGTTGGTCATTCCATTTTCTCAACGATGAATGCAATCATGTGATAAATGATGATGCCGCCCATCGCTAAAGCAATGCTGATGAAAATACCATCTGCACTCATGCGGATCAGTTTCTTGCGTCTACGAATCTGCTCGTAGATCATCTTTTCACGCTTTTCCTTTATACCTCGGCGCATCATGATGAACTCGTTATACCCTTCTTTCCCGAGCCACCACAGTTCACCCAGAGTGAACATATGTCGGATCTCTTCCTCCATCTGCTGGATCTTGATCTTGGCAGCATAGGTGTCGAATGCTTCAGCAGTCGCTGACTTCTTCCACACCAGTTTCTTGAAGATCGGAGGAGGCTTGTTTGCATTCTCCTCCTCTGTCCTGATCCACTCTTGCAGATCAGCAACAGCACCAGCCCATTTTCCTAACTGACCAAATACATCTTCAGCTTCCCTGCCAATCTCAACTGCTTTTTTTAGACCGTTGAAAACCGCAGTTGCTGTGGCCAGCAGGGTAACTGGATCAAGCATTACCTCACCCAATTATCCCAGGCTGTTTTCATGACCAGCAGAGCAGCACCGATACCTGCAAGCCACTTCATAAACGCTACAAGCGTCTGAGCGGTTCTCCAGGCTTCTGCAAGGTCTTTGATACTTTCGTTAAGACTGTCCACCTTCTGCTCAAGTTTCTCAACGTGAGCGCGGAGTTGTTCTACTTCGCTCATGACAATCACTCGTAGATGATGTTAACTGAACCAGCATCAAACGCATCAGTTCCGTTTGTTGCTGTCAACCTAACGCGATCCAGTGTCGCAGACAAAGTTTTAGATCCAGCACCAGAACCGACAACCTGACCACCTTCAGAGTAGATATTAGAAGCGTAAACCCACTCGTTTCCAGTTATATTGACAATAGTAATCACACCGTGTCGAGCATAGGAAGCAACAGCAAGATTGTTGGGATCAAGCAGAAAGCCGGTTGTTGATGTAGCAAATGCTCCAGCACTGTCACCAAAAGAAGCTCCGCTCTTGTACCCGGTTGTTTCAACACCACCAGAATCACCGAGTTGAACAATAACAAAGCTCGTACCATTGGTGCTAACACCACTCAACATAACAGTAATGCGCTTCACCCAAGACGGAATGCCAGTGAAGTCAATGAATGTTCCGCTAGTGGTTGCCTGTGCGGTAGCACGAACCAACGCACCTTGCCGCAGAGCATCCGGAGTGATTGCCCTGGCCGTATCCGTTCCCGTCTGAACTTCTGCGCTGGTAGCAAGCTCAACAGCACCGACATAGGTGGTCGATGCAGACTGCTTCAACGCATCAAACGCAGCAAGTGCAGTCGTCTGACCAGTCCCACCATTGGCAATAGGCAGCGTTCCAGCAACCTCAGAACCAAGAGCAACAGTCGCAGAGGTGGTGACAGCAGAAGTCCCCGCACCCTTCAAGAACTGACCGGATGCCAGAGTCGTCACCCCGGTTCCACCGTTGGCAACAGCAACAGTGCCGGTGACGTTTGTAGCGTTGCCAGTGACATTGCCGACAAACCCTGCACTGGTAAACCGACCGACAGCAGATCCACCAGCAGAGACACCTAGCTCGTTTGCAGTGACACGGTAAAAACCAGTGTCTGTATCACCGTTGAACGTCCAAGATGGCGCAGCAGCCGTTCCTGCTGGAGCAATGTAGATGTCCTGTGCGCCAGACTGCCATTCCTTCAGGTCTGACATCAGCGTCCGAATAGCATTGTTGATTCCAGACGGAGCGCAGCCTTCAGCAATGTTAATGCTGTTGATGTCTGTGTTGAGGTCTGGATTAGTGTCGAACTCGCTGATCTTAGTCTTTGCCATGATTACTCCATCTCATCCATGAGACGCTGGAAACTCTGTACGCCAATTGCAATTTTCCGCTTGTCTTTGCCAGCAAGAGCCATGCGCTCAAGCTGCTTAACACCATCAGGACTGGTAATTGCAAGCGCAAGTTTTTCCATGTCCCTGCGATTTAAGATCGAATCAGTAAGACTTGAGATTGATTCAAGAGGCTTGCCAAGTCGTTTGGTAATGCTTTGAGTCGACTCAAACAACTGTTGACGCTCAGCAGTCGGTGAACCGGCTGGAACGCGCTCTGCCTGAGTACGCAATGCACGAATCAGGTTGTCCATCCCATCTCGTGCGTTAGTACCGTATGCAGTCCCAATTGCAGCAAGCAAGTTTTGACGCTGTGTTTCGTTGCCAAACACAGATTCTGCATATCTTGCACCACCACGCAAGTCTCTGCGAGCAGTAGCAGGAATGAGATCAAGCTGACTCTTGAGATAGTTAGCAACAAACTCTTGCGCCAGCATTGGATCTGAAACCTTTAGAGCATTGACGGTATCAGATACTTTTGCAGGAATGATGTTCAATTCTATTGCATTGTTTGCAAAGACTTGACCATACTGCTGTGCTGTATTGCTTGTCTCAGCCAATCTTGCGATTGGGCTTGCTTGAATTGGCTCTTCAATAGCAGTACGAAGATTCCTGTACTGCGTCAAGGCTTGTTGGTATTGACCTCCAAGCGAAGCATCAACAGCGTTTTTAAGATCATCGTATGCTTTATTAAGCACACTTGCCTTTTCACGCTCTCCGCTGATGTTGTACTTATTTGCGCGCTCTCTTAGTTCTTTACGAACAACCTCCAAGAAACCAACAGAAGTCTCTGGCAATCCTTTAGTCTGCTCTTTCCAAACATCAAGACCTTTTACTCGATTGTAAGCAGACCTAACAACCTCGTTTTGCATCAAAGCACTGAAGTCGGCTCGTGGAATTGTAAGGCTTTCAATCTGTTGAAATGCTGGGCCACCAATCCTTGAAACTTGACTGCCAGCAGCGCGTTCAGCAGCCTCCGCTGCTCTCTGTACTTCAATGCCCATTGTTTCACGCGCTTGCTGCGGAAACATCTGCTCAATCTGCCTAGCGGTTTGTGCTTCTCGACCAGCAAGAAACTCACCCATGACTGGAGCACCAGTCGGAGATGTTTCAATCTGCCGCTGAATCTGCGGGAGTTTGGTAATACCGCCAGTAATTAAACCGCGAGTCTCTCCAGTTGCTCTCTGCAAAGCCTCAAGCGCAGTAACAGGCGTTGGAGCCTGTTGCATAATCTCTTCAGCAATGGCTTTCTCGGCAGGTGTAACCTGGGCCATCTGTTCAGAGATACGGGCTTGAATTGGGCTTCTGATGGCCATAGGCGCTGCTGCCAAAGGAGCAGCAATACCACCTACTGCGCGAGCCGTAGGCTCTTGTGCAGTGCCTCTAAACGGGATTGCAGCAACTTCCTCACCAACAGCAGAGAGCGCAGCAGGAATGGTTGCGCCAGGAACAGGTGCTGATACAAGGTTTCTAATGAAATTCTGCAAGGTTTGGCCAGGGATGGTTTCTGCCTTGGCCATCGGAACTCCAGCGCGTCTGACGCTTTGCTGAATCTGTTCTGGAGTTGGCGCATAAGACAGGAGATCAAGCCTTTTTGCTTCTTCTGGAACCGTTGGAACAGGAACACCAAGGATTCGCGCAATAAGCGGATCAAGTTTGCTCTCAACAGCACTAACTCCTGCCTTGAACAAACCAGGAAGACCAAGGATTGACGAAACACCAGCGACAATAGGCTCGTTGACCTTTGAAACGATACCTGCGCGCTCTAATCCTTCGCTTTTTAGCACCTGATCAATGTAAGAATCTGTAGCATCTTCATTGAACAATGCAGTCGTTCCATCAGTTAACCTGACTTGCTTTGCCATGACTGTCACCTGTTACGGAAATCGCGCACACCAGGAGTCGTCGTCGTCGCCGGTTGGTTTCTAACAGCGACTGCTTGACGAATTTTGTCCCTAAAATCATCAGTCATCAGTGGCCCAAGCGACTCATCGTACCTAGCCATCTCTTCTTCTGAGTACTTCTGTTGAGCAGCAAGTTTTCTTGCGTAATCAGACAGTTTTGCAGACCTTTGGGCAGAAAGTTTGGCAAATTCTGCCATCATCTCTCGGCCTTGTTCTGTCACAGACAGGCTTGGGACAGCTTGCAAGAACGCACTAAATTCAATGTTAGATGTTGATCCAGATCCTGGGGCACGAACACCAACAGCAGCCCTAGTTGCTAGTGATTGTGCAAGCGCATTCGCATCAACAAGCTCAGAAGAAATACCAAGACGCTGTTGAATATCAGCAGCAAGTTTTACAGTTCCACCGCCACCCATGCCTTTAAGCAGTGTGTTGACTGTGTTAGCCGTGGTTGCAAATTCTCGCGCAGATTTTGCTGCATCAGAGAAGTCTGCAACACGCTTGAGATCAACTTCCTTAAACAATGACTCTTGTACTTGTTGCGGGAGATTGACTTGTACTGCTTTCAGTCTTGCTTGATTGGCTGCGTATTGCTCAAACGGAACAGGAGTACCTCCTTGGCTAAGCGTCTCCTGTTTGTAATACTCATAATTTCTGATGTCTGAACTGCTTCTGCCAGATAGCGTCTCTTCCATTTTTGCAAGAGACTCAATCCTTTTGTTGACAGTCTCTTCATCCATCATCCCAGTCTTATAGGACTGGGCAAATTGGTTGGCAGCAGCTTTAATTGCAGGGCTTTCAGACTGAGCAAAGAATGCAAACGGATTGTCTTGTCGACCACCACCAAGCATCATTTGCGTTCTACGCAAGCCAGGAACCAATTCAGTCACAGCCTTGATCGTTGCCAATGGGTCTTGTGACAGCGATGCAACCCGTTGCAAGGTTTGCATATTCAACAAAGGCTGATCCAGCGTTCCTGCCTCGGCAGATCGAATCAACCCTGCCAACGGATCTTGACCTTGCGCTCCAGTTGTAAGAGCTTGCTGGCGTTCAGTGGTAAACAATTGAGGCACAAGCTCTCGGAATGCTCGCTGCTGCTGTTGCTGGCGCTGCATTTCCTGCATTTTAAGAGCCATTTGCTGGCCCTGAATCTGCTCCGACAGCGCACCCCTGTACGCTTGTTGGCCAGCCTGGAGTCCAGCACCGATAGCCTGACCGATGTTGGTTCGCTGTCGACTAGGCCCACCGGCTTGCAACAGACCAGCAGCAAGACCTAGCAGACCCTGCTGTCGAGCCTGTTGAAGTGCAATCTGCGACTCATCTCCGAGCAACCCAGAGACATACTGTGGCTGCGGAAACAGTCGATCAAGGATTCCATCCATAACTCACCTCACAGCAGAGACAGTCTGCGCGATTCAATCGGCTCTAGGTCTTGCAGGAATGGCACAGGTGGCAATCCAAACCTGCTTTGCATGGTCATCATCCTGCGATCCATCGGGATAGTGTCGAACATTCCAGCATCGATAGCGCGGATCTGATCGAGTGTAATCGGAACCTGCTGACCAGGACGCAGCGGCATAGCCTGTGCAACCGGAGGTTTAGGCTGCATGGCTCCAGCCAACTGAGCGCCAGCCATGAGGCTTGCAGGAGTCGTTGCTTTGGACATGAATCCAGCTAGAGGTGACGCAGGAGCAGCAGCCAGTTGAGTCTCTAGCGCCATGCCAGGGATGAAAGTTCCTCCAGCAGCAGCACCAGTACCTGCGGCTCCAGCACCAGCAGCAGTGCCGCCCATGAGAGCAGGAGCAACAGTACCACCACCGAAACCAAGTGTCGCTCCAATGAGCGCACCCTTGACCGGATCTTTCTTATTAGTGGCAGCACCAGCGACAGCCCCAATAGCGGCAAGAGTTACGGGATCAGCCATGATTACCTCGCAGGAGCCTATTGCGGTTGATTGAATGCAGACACCAGCGCAGCACCACCGAGCAGAGACGCAGCAGGGTTAGTGTAGGACGGTGCAGCCTGTTGAGCGCCAGCAGGGAAACCACCGAGAAACGCACTGTACTGCTGAAGTGCCCTGAACGGAGCTTCCTGCTGAAAGTTGTATCGATTGATAGCGTCTTGCAATGCTTGACGCTGATACTGTTCCTGCAACTGACCAGCTTGCATCAACCGCTGCGCTCCAAGGTAATCCTGTTCAGCAAGACTAGGAGCAAGCTGCGCTGCTTGCAGCATTGCATTCTGTTGAGCCTGTTGCGCCTGGGTTTGTAGTTGACGCTCAAGACCGTAAGTCTGGAATCCTAGACGCTCACCCAAACCGGACAATCCAGATGCAAGAGCTTCCGCTGCACCTGCTTGCATTTGCCCCATAGCAGCAGAACCGTATCTTCCTGCGCGAGAGGCTTGCGAGGTGATATTGCCGATCTGCTGCTGGAACTGTTGTTCCAACGGTCTTGCAAGAGATGCAAACGTGCCTTGCAGGAACGGGTTATATCCGAGCATTGACCCGCTTGCAGTAGCTGCCAATGGACTCTGACCGGCAGCAAGTTGCTGGACGGTCTGTTGAGCCTGGGAGACTAGCGGAGATCCTGCCTGTGCGCGTTCAGCAGCAGACTGAATCGCTTGAGTCGTAAAGTCTGAAGGCCCGACATAGGTTTGACCAGAAAAAAACTGCGGGACAAAACCCGCTCTCATCTCGCCAGTCGTCGGGTCTTTGAACTGCAATTGCCCTGTCTGGAACAGACTCTGAGCGCCACTCAGACCCTGCTCAACAAACGGAACAAGTCTAGGATCAATCCTAGTTTCGGTTACTTCCGGTCTGCTTCTGGAACCCATTTTTCACCTCTGCAATCCATTTAACCGGTTTGAATCCATACTTACCGGCTATCTTCGCCCACCCAGGACGACTGCTGTCGAATGAGATTTTACGCACTCCACCCGCTAGCGCAATCTCATGGGCATGACGGAAACCATCTTCCATCAGAAACTTGCCCCATCCAGCCCAAATGTGCAGAGTGTCACCCATCGGCTGCAAAACTCCAAACCCGACAGGATTTCCGTCCTCTACCATCAACCAGAGCATCGACCGACCCTCGAAACAGTCAGCATAGATGTCTTCCGGTATCCACTGATCCCTGCTTGCCCTCTTGACCTCCAGCAGTCCTGGCCTTACAAATTCCCACACTTCCCGCAACTTCTGCGGCTCTACAAACACTCTAACCGAGGACGACATATCGATACGTCTTATCCGCAGTCGAGTTGGCAAAATGATTAACTGTGCATTCGCCTTGCAACTGATTGGATGCGTAAATGTCAGACGAAGATGACTCGTCTACCTTGTTGATCGTGACGATTGCGCTTGGTGTTGTCGGTCGAGTCGGATTCGTTTGCGCTGCAAGCTGTTCTAGACTTACATCCGTCGAAGTAGTAGACCACATCAACTGAACATAATCACCTGCTGCCATTTCCAAGTAAAAATTTAGAGCAGCAATCAAATGCCCATCCGTACCACCATGAGAATTAGGCACTGAAAACTTACTGTTTGATCCAGCAATATCCGTACCGTTTTTCCTGAACCAAACGTCTACATCTTGGATCGCCACATTAGTGTTGGCAAACTGGAACGAAAACTGAATGTTGTACACACCAGCAGATCGGACAGTAATCTGAGAACTGCTGACAATAGCAACACCAACAGCGTAATCCGTCGTGTTGAGCGTAACGGCATAAGCAGCAGTGGTGCTGGCAGCATTCTGATCTGTGGTGTCCTGGAATGCTCCGTATGGGACTGCATCTGCTATGGCAGCAGCCGAGTATGGGACAAACAAAATAATGCTGTCAGGGCTGATCCTAGCGTCGTACAGGGTCGTTGTCGTAGCGTTCCCTGTTGCCAGAGTCACCAACCCAACAGAGTTGACTTTGCCATCCAGAACTCGATTGACAACTTCAGCAACCTCTCGCTGACTCCCACCCTGCTGAGGCAACCTGCGAAACATCAGCGCCCACCAACGGGAACGATGTCCACATCTACACCAACAGCAGTATCGTAGTTCCCTGTCGGAGTGATCGACAGACGATGGTAGTTGCCCCTTGATCTGAGACTCACCCGGTTCTCGCTGTCAGCAGATACCGCAGCAGAGTAGGCTATAGCCCCGTCCAAGCGTTTTCTGCTTGCGACTGACACCGTAGCACTACCGTTGTCGATCTGTGGCCTAGCAAGCCTTATAAGCGTTTCCTGGCCCTCTACGGTGATGTCACCTGTGTTGATCGTTCCAGTGAGATCAGTTCCAGCAAAGGTCACAATCCTGGCCCCGGATACACCACCCAAAATCAGTTTGCCACCAGTCCACAGACGCGAGTCCAGAGAGGCTGGCAGCGCATCCAGACTAGCTGAGATATTGTCCAACTGTTCCAAAGTAGTAGACGCAGTGGCAATGCTGGAGATGTAGTCCGCTCCAGAGTCACCGTGTGACCAACGATCTGTTGACCAGTTGTAGATCAGGAGCTTCTGGACGTTGAAGATGTCCCGAAAGCACCAGATTACTAGCTTGTTGACCGGATCAACAGCGGCACTCATCTTCGTGAACTGAGATGGATCTGCGTTAGCGTAGAACCACCTATCAACCCGCTCTGCCCCGATAGGCTTGACCTGCTGACCATCGGTCATGAAGAACCCGTCAT